CAGCCTATTTGATGGAATCGGTGGATTCCCCCTGGTTTTCCAGAACGTAGGTGCATTCCCGATTTGGGCATCCGAAATAGAGGAATTTCCGATGGCAGTAACGAAAGAGAGGTTTCCAGAAGATGACTAACAAAAAATTCGTAGTATTCCAGACCGAGACAATGGTCAAAGGACATTTCCTTTTGTCATCAGACGGAATACTTTACAGAACAATATTAGGCTTTACGTTTCGGGTAAAGCATCCAGAGAGATACGAGGTGAGATTTATTGCAGAACAAGTTGATTGAAGCAATCGAGGAACTGAAAAAGCGTGGATACGATGCCTACGCAAGTGATGTGGATAGTCTGATTCATTTCAGACTTCCCATCGAAAATATGAATCAGAAATTCTATGACAAGATCAACAGGGATTTGAAAGAAATCGGCTGGGATAAGTCATGGGGTGCAACAGGAAATGGAGAATAGGGCATTCCAAAATGGAATAGGTGGTAGATATGGGAAAACGCAAATACAAAAAGGGAAAACCTATTCGATGCTTTGCTATGTTTGAAGAATCAAATTGCAGATTTTTCATCGTGACATATGGTGGTGATTTAAAAGGCAAAACAACACACAGAGCGTTTCTAGAATCGTGGCAATATCACACGCTGGATGTGTTTATGCAAAGAGGTTGGATTTATGAGACTGTGAGGATAGAAGATGAGCAACTACCAGAACATTCGGAAGGCAATGGCAATCGAAGCGAAAAACAAAAAATATCTGCTGGCGATCAATCCGAAACTGAATGACAAGTCCGGCATTTACTTCCTTACCAGAGAAGATGAAAACGGTTTCAAGTATGCATACATCGGACAGGCAAAACATATCATTTCCAGACTGGCACAACATATGTCTGGATACTCGCAGCACATAGACCTGTCACTCAAAAAGCACAAGTTTTACTCTGCGGATAATCCGTATGGCTGGAAGGTAAATGCTCTGAATTTTCCAGAAAATCAGCTTGATGAGAAAGAACAGTTTTACATCAAGTCATATGCCAACAATGGATTTCAGCTTCGGAATAAGACAAGTGGTAGCCAAGGTTCTGGAAAGGCCCAGATTGACGAATACAAGCCACAGAAAGGCTATCGGCAAGGTGTCCAACAGGGCAAAAAGATGTTAGCCAGGGAGTTATCAGATATTGCCGGAAAGCATCTGGAAATCGGATTAAAACCAGAGAAGCAGAACAACAAAACAAGCCAGAAAATGTTTGAGAAATTCCAGACATTGATGGATGAAAGCAACTATGAGTAGGTGGAAATATGAACCAAAAAGGATGGATAAGTTTACACAGAAAAATTCAAAACTGTTGGTTCTGGGATGACAAGCCATATGATCGTGCTAGGGCATGGATAGACTTATTGCTACTTGCAAATCATGAAGACAAAAAGATTTGCTTTGATGGGAAGCCATTGACAATTCAAAGAGGTCAGTACCTTACCAGTATCTTGAAATTATCTGACCGATGGGGATGGAGTAGGAATAAGACAAAAAGATTCTTAGCTGTTCTTGAGGAAGAACAGATGATAACAACAGACCGAACCAACAAACGAACAGTCATAAACATAGTAAATTACGGTGTTTATCAAGATTCTGTCAGCACTAGTGAACCAACTGATGAACCAACAGACGGACAACAGACGGACAACAGAGAGACAACTGACGAACCACAAACAATAATGAATAATAATGTAAACAATGAAAATAAGTATTATAAGGACGGTCGGTTGAATGATGCTTTCGTTGGCTATGTGGCTATGCGGAGGAAGATTGGCAAGCCACTTACGGACAGAGCCGTAACGATGGCAAAGAACAAACTTGAGAAGTTGTCTAACGGTGACACACAAGAAGCTATCATGATATTGAATCAGTCTGTGTTCAATAGTTGGCAAGGATTGTTTGCAGTAAAAGATGACTTCCGACAATGGCAACCAGAAAATACTGCACCAGAAAAAGAATCCCCTGGGGGTGATAAGAAATGGCAATGATAAACGAGAATGAAATCCGTAAGGCAATAGCGGTACTCAAACCAGATGGCGAACTGTTTGAAATTCGGGTGGAAGGAAACAAACGAACAACGAGTGGATACTTCCGAGATGCTGACACACTTATCCGAGAATTGAAGAAGCAAGACTTGGATGGCAGAAACGTATATATCACATTGAATTATCTGAATGACGATTGTTATGCCAGAGAGCAGAAAGATAAACTCAAGGCGGTTAAGACCACAACGAGTGATAACGATGTTGTAGGATACAACTACCTGTTTGTTGACATAGATCCAGAGCGTCCGAAAGACACATCCAGTACGGATGAGCAGATGGACTATGCTAAAGAAGTTGCTAACAAGGTCTATGACTTCATGGGTAAGCAAGGTTTTGAGAAGCCAATAGTTGCAATGTCTGGCAATGGCGTACACTTGTTATACAAGATTGAGTTAGAAGCAAATAACGAGCGTAAGCAAATCGTCAAGACTTGTCTGGAAACCTTGGATATGTTTTTTTCTGAAAAGGGAAAAGTCAAGATTGATACTGTTAACTTCAATCCGGCAAGAATCTGCAAGTTGTATGGCACGTTAGCACAAAAGGGAGCAGATGATGAGAAACATCCTCACAGGATGAGCAAGATTGTAAGTGTGCCGGAAGAGTTAAAGGCAACAGATATTGAGTATCTCAAGAAGCTGTGTTCTCTGTATCCGAAAGAAACAGAAAAGCCGAAAAAGTACAATCACTATGCTCCTAGTGATTTCGATTTGGAAGACTGGATGAATAAATACGGTCTTAGGTATCGGAAGACAGGTTATAGCGGTGGCACAAAATACATTCTAGATTGTTGTCCTTTTGATAGTAACCACAAAGGTAAGGATGCTGCGATATTTAAATCAAACAACGGTGCTTTAGGATTTCATTGTTTTCACAATTCATGTGCAGACAAGAAATGGCAAGATGTGCGGTTACTGTTTGAACCAGAAGCCTATGAGAAGCAATGGCAAGAAGATGACAGGAAAATGTATAAATCCTTTAATCGTGATCGCAAGCCAGAGCCAAAGAAGATTGTCAAGAAGGATAACATTCCTGTTTTCTATACGGCAGAAGATGTTTTCAATTTACCGCCAATACAAGAATCGTTTATCAAGACAGGCATCGAAACTTTGGATAAACGCACCAGAGGATTGCAGAAGAGCAGAGTATCCCTTGTGTCTGGTCTTAGAGGATCCGCAAAGTCAACATGGCTTTCGCAGGTGATCCTCGATGCGGTAGATGCTGATAACAATGTCGGATGCTTTTCTGGAGAGTTGACGGAAAGAAACTTCATGCGATGGATGAATCAACAGGCGGCCGGAAAGTCATTTGTCGAGCCGAGCCAGTATCCAGGCTATTACAATGTGCCGAGAAAATACATGGAGCAGATAGCAAAGTGGTTAGGCAATCGGTTCTGGCTTTATAACAACAACTATGGCAATGACTTCAATGCAGTCATGGAACAGTTTGAGAAGCAAGTAGAAGAGCAGAAACTTGACTTGTTGGTACTGGATAATCTGATGGCATTTGATATTTCGTCATTGTCCGAGCAGAAGTTTGAAGCACAGACAAGGTTCGTTCTGCAATTGGCAGACCTAGCAAAGCGGAAGAATATACACATCATCTTTGTGGCACATCCTAGAAAAGCAATGGGATTCCTAAGGTTGGATGACATCAGCGGTTCGGCTGACTTAGCAAACGCAGTAGATTATGCCTTTATCATCCATCGGAATAACAATGACTTCCAGAGATTGAGCAAGGCAATGTTTAACTGGAATGATGACAACGAGGTTTATTCCGGCACAAACGTGATTGAAGTAGCCAAGGATCGTGACGGTGGCACACAGGACTTATTTATTCCGTTGTGGTACGAGGTCGAAAGCAAGAGACTGAAAAACAATCTGACCGAAAACAAACTGTATGGATGGTGCAAAGGTGACACACTTGCAGATAATGGTTTCGCAGATATAAACATGGAAACACCATGGGATTAGGAGATAGATATGGATATGAGAGAATTTGAACAGGTGGTAGAGAAATGCAAACAGTCTGGGATGAAAGTGGCGGTTTACCCGAAATCATACCAGATAAACATGACGGATGTT